TAAAAACCCCACCGAAAATTCATCTTTCCTTTAAGATTTCTACTGAACCCTCTGGATACCTCCCCCAGATAGGACCTCAGTGGTGAACCGAGGCGACCATAAAAATCTTAAAACTTGAGTTGCCTTTCTAGGGCACCCTTATAAAGGAAAGGTATCACAAAACATTATAACGTAATTGGATTGGAGGTATAGCATACAAGAAACCCATACAAAAGTCGTCAGCAACTGAACGTTGAAACGATATATTGAATGAGTCCTTGTCTGTATAACCCATTTGTCCAATACCGATAACAATTGGGGTCCTTTCGAGATAATCGAAACTTTGTGCTGAATCATAAGGTACTCTAACCATATGAGTTCCTTGCCAGTACGGAACACGAACATCTATAACACCCTCCAAAAGAGGTATAATAGGAATTTCCCTTGTGAAGGGAATACCATTTATAACCTGATCTGTTGGTGATAACAAAATTCGTGTAGGAGCCAAATAGGCCTGTTGGGATAAATAAACCCAAAAATTCCTACTTGATTCCTGTTCTCGCAAAATCCTCAAATGGAAACCACCCTTATAGAAGGCATACATAGACATTAATGTGTCAATGATATCATAGTTTGTGGGCTTATTCACAAAAAGCCCCGCATTAGTTAATGAAGATGTACCAACATCAACCAATATTGGATTTACAGAACCAGTGGCATTATTATAATACCCCCAGTATTGAAAACCCAACATTATTTGCTTCAAACTCTTTACCATTTCACCAAATGTCGCATGTAAAATGCCTCCATTAGGTTTTGTACCATCTGAATTTATACCAGGGGTAACTCCAGATTCCATTACATCCGAACGGCCAGGTAAATGACCCTCCGAATACAATGCAGCTGAACTCAAACCCTGAGTACGAATCACATCGTCTTCATCTATCTCTAAAGGAGCTAAATTGTTTACTGCATATGCTCTTACTTGAGAAGGCACACCAAAACGTACATTTTGTGCGTGGAATTTTGTCTCCACATACACTGTGGTTGGTGCTATATCTGAAGTTGCTTTTAAAGGCACCTCCAAAAATACCACCAACTGACCAATAGTAGTTACTGTTTGGTCATTAAATGGCGTTTGATTGTCTTCAACCCCTCTTACTTTCAAGAAGGGTGTTGCAGAAACCTCTGGACAAATAGCCTGATATGTCACTGTATCACCAAAAACAATAACTGTTGAATTGTTATCGTCAATAGTGACAGTACTCAAATCTGTACTATCCGTTGCTCCAGGGATCACTGTAAATCGTAATCGCACATTATGAAATTTAGTCATATAAGCCTCAAAATCAAAAATACAAGTAGCCATCCACCATCTAAACAGGTGTGCCACCATAGTTTGGTGTGTCAAGAAAAACCTTCGATCGTAATATGCTCCAGTTGTTTCCAATTGGAACCATTTACACAAATCAATGGGATATCTTGCCAAAACCGTACCAGGTGTCATTTCTGTTGTGATTGGAAAAATGTCTATAGTATTTGGAGATCTCATGATATAATCAATATCCATCTCGTCCAATTGTGAACCAAATGAACCATTATCAGTTTTAACTGTGTTACCAGTACAAAACGTGATCTCATGTCCATTGTATACACCATCAGCCGTGATGGAAGAAGTGCCAGGTTGTATCTTCAGTTGGTGAGGTGGCTTATCATTGACTGGTTTCGACCAGCCAAATGAAGAAAATACATTAGCAAGAGCACCAGCGATAGGGGAAACTGCAGAAGCAATATTCCCAATCACAGGTATTCCTGATAACATATTAGCCACACCAGAAACTGCAGATGCAGTCTGTGACAAAACTCCTGATTGCAAGAATTTTGACGCTTCAGAAAGACCTTCAGTAATTATGGGGCTACTACGATTAACTTTCAAACGAAGAAGTTCCAACTCTTCTTTCATACTCTGAGCTTCACTCTGAGCACGCTTTTCTTCCTCCATAGCTAGCAACTCGTCAGACAAAAGCATACCTGTCGGATATTCAATTGAAACATCCATAAACCGGGCATACATTTGATAATTGACGACTCCACCGGCACTAGGCGTTAGTCGAGATAATACTAAGGTACCATTTCTTCCAACTCCTGTAACCATGTTACGATGCGTATATGGGGAAATCCAAGGCAACTTGATAGCTGAGTTTTGATTCTTCGTAATGTTAATTGTGATATGCGGACATTGTGATAGTTGTAAAACATGTTGACTCCTAAGAGCCAATTGATCATCATTAATATCTGGGAAATATGATAAACGTAATCCACCCAATTGGGCAGGTTGTGCTGTTATAACAAAAGTTACTTCAACACTAGCACGAAAATTCATAAATCCTGAGATTTTATTTTTGATCTGCTTCAAACCTAACATAATGTCCGGAAAAGTAAACGTGTTTAGAACATCACCAGGAGCTCCACCTTCTGGTATAACTCCATCAGATATTTTATAAACACGTTCCAGAAAATCTATAATATTATGTCCTCGACCTTCTACAGCAGTTGTTTTCAGTTCCTCCACTAACTCAACCTGACCTGGCAGAGTTTGCTCCTGTGCAGGGGCAACCTCTTGAAAGGTCAGAATTTGTTTTGGTAAAAGTTCCATTTCATCTGATGTATTTGCAGCCAAGGACGCACCGCCACCATTACCTGGTGCGGCCATCATCCTACTCATGGGTGTAATATCTATAGTTTCAGCAATACTTTAAAATTCAATAGCATATTCGTATCAATATATACTATCTACAGTTGGTATATTTAGCCTTTATTTTTATCGTCGCACACAAATATACAATAGGAGTAAAAACTCCTCGACGTCGTGATTGTCCTCTATTCAATGATTACAACTATCATCAAGAATAGAATATATACAATCATAATTACCACGGTAAGAAATCATCAACAAAATTGTTCAACTTAGATTTCAAACCCAAGTTTCTTCGAATCACTAAAGTAAGGAAATCATCATATGTCAACATTGGCATAGTCACTTTTCCCTCTAAATTAGCATCCTGAAGAGCTTGTCTTATCTTTGCTGTCCAAAAATTAAAAGTTTCCTTTCCGTGGTACACAAATTCCACACACGCAGTCTGTATGTTTTGTGTCAATTGTTCATATTTTTCATACTTATTATTGCACTTATCCCAATTCAACATCTCCAAAATAACGGTTAACTCCAAAGGAGCAAACCATCTATTCAAAGTTGGTTCAAAAACGAATTTTCTCTTCAATATTGAGATTTCGTGCAACGTTCTAAACTCTTGCTTACCAGAACCCTTAAGTTCATCAGTGAACTTATGTCCAAGTGTCAACATTTTTCGAGTGACATCATCTGGTGTTACCAATCCACGTAAATCGTGATTAAGCACAGCAGCTATATCATCTCCGTAGATGCCGGCTCGGAAATATTTATCAATGTTTTTAATAATAACCATAGCTTTTTCAACTTGATCATCATCACCACGCTCAATAATATCTCGCAACAAGAGCAACAAAGTATAGAAAAACAATAAACGACCATAAATAGTATTAATAATTGTTGTCAAAGGATTACCTGACGGTTGTGAATGCGTTAACATAAACAACAATGTCTTAAATAACAAAACACAATTACAAATACTACTCCACAAAACATAAGTGGTCAGATCATTTGTGCGTTTATATAACCGTTCTATTATCCGGTAGACGACCCACAGCATTTGAAGAATCAAAGATCCATCAAAATTACTATGATCGCCAGCTAGAAAATTTGGTTCGTTTACATCTGAAACTTCATTCAGATATTTAACAAATCTAGTCCAGTCATAAGAATGCACATCTGATCCAATCAAAGATCCATTCCGTATCCGTTGTTTCATAAACGCTGCACAAAAACCGAGAAAGAACATCCTTATTGCAATAGTGAAATGCATGGGTCCACCCGCAAAAATGCGAGTTGTACCCTCATCCACTTTTTCAATAGTTCGTCTCTCATCCTTAAACAGTGCTGTAAAAACAACGGGATCGCGTATTCCTTGTGATGCATGGTCAAGTAAAGTTTCAACGTCAGCCTTCAATTCTTCATTGTCAACTGATAAATCTCCATCTTTACCCAACCATTGTGTCTTACCCTTACCTCTTCTTTTCAAAACGTAGGGATAACCTGGTGATGTTTGTCGATTCATAGATGGTAGGTATTCTTCACCAGGAATACCTTGAATCGCTTCTTCATAAGTGAGTTCCCTCATCAAATATTGATTTTCATCATCAATAGCAAAAGCTTGCACTCCATAATCTTCTAAAATCTGGAGATCCTCCGGTGGTATATAGACATTACTTGGTCCAAAATATTTGTTCAAGTTAAAGTCCATATTCACCAAAGTCTCCCCATCTTCAGCAATAAAATCTTGGAGATTAACAGGTTTCGTTATTGGTTCAGTAACCAACCCAAAAATTGGTGACTCACTTATCTGTGTTTGTTTAGCAGTGAACAAGGCCTGATTGACCTTGCCCAAAGGATAGTATCCTGATGCTTTAAACGAAGCATTAGGCTTCCACTCTTCATGACCCAAAGAATCAATATTAGGAGCAGAAACCAAACACTGCGGTCGGATACCACTAAGTACCGCAGAAACTTCCTCTAAACTAATTGCTTGTGCATAACCCTTACCAGAACTACCAGCTACATGAAAACCTAAAATTTTTCTAGGCAATCTTGCATCTAGAGCCATGACAGGTGCACCACAACATCCAGGGAAAGTTTCCGCGATGTATTCAAAATAGTCAGTGTAATGAATGATAGTATCATCGTCACACCGAGCTGAAATCTTTTCCGTTTTCGGTTTTCCTTGTACAACAAAACGCAAGGAAGAAATCATATCAAGTGTCGAATTTCCAGTTCCCATCAAATCAAAACAGGTCAATTGAGCTTGAACAGCTCCCAAATTATCTAACTCTTCACGCGTATTAAACATTGATGTTATGTCTTTATGCGCATGAACATTATCAGGAAAAACCAAAAAGATCAAATCCTTATAACGACCATCATCATCCCTAATTGAAAAATTTTCCACATCCTTCAAGGGGATTCTGTATGGTGCAGCAAGAGTTGGGTTATCCAAATAGATAAATACATCTTTCTTCAAACGTGTATCAGTCAATAAATGTCTGGCAGTCACAGCAACACGACCTTTAACAAAGGTACAATGCATAGCTGTTGAGAAGTCAGTATCATCCACACGAATCCGATACAAATTTTTAAAAACTTTATGTTTAAAGAATTCGCTAGTATTAGGATCACTATAAGCCTCAGTCAATGGTAATTTATCTTTTCCATGATAAACCAATTTCTGAGTCTTAATAACTTTCCCTTTACCAGCTTCAACTTTTATCTCTTTAGCTCCTTTTCCTGTTTTAACTTTCTTTGCAGCTTTCTTCGGATCTTCTCGATTATACTCTCGCATACATTCAACCAACTCATCAAGTTGAGGCTGTATTTTCTTCTTCCTATTCTCTGTGGCTATTCTAAGCCACATAGTATAACAATCAGAAATATCCTCCCCAGGCTTAACAAGTTCAAAATGCCCATCATACCAAAGGCTCAAATTCATATAGTCATCTATATAATCTTCACCAAGGTACAGAGCATCCTTAGAACAATACTCTCTTGTCTCACAATGATTAAACTCATCTTCGTCAAGGAAAACTGCACTAGCATAATGCATGAGAGCACCAAAGAATTGATCTTCTGACCAACCCAATTGATATTTAAAATCACGCACTCCATTAACTTCATACCAGGTTTGTCCATCTTCATCAACATAAGAAAGAGGTTCACAATGTTTTCTTACCCGTTTCCATTGCCGTTTCGGATACATATAATTATAAATTACATATCCCAAAGACGGCAAAACAACAAGTAATCCAACAGCAAACTCCCACTTATGATCTGTGAGAAATTTCCTTGTTTTTTCAATTGTGGTAGACATTGATGGTATAGTTGGAAGGTTACAAATAATGTAATCTTCCTTCCAATGCCGCCAATCCATACCACGGTAGGGATCTTTCTTCCATATCCAATCAGACAAACCTTGTACTCTAATTAACGGAGCATCCTCAGCTTCATCATCAAGATCCTCAATCAAGGGTTCATGCTTAACATCATTCTCTGCATCACGTGCAGCATATGTTGCCAAAGCACTACCAAAATTCAAAAATTCTTGACGATTAGTCCGAAGACCATCACGCATTCTCTCAAACAATTGAGTATATGTCAAGTTCCGTTCAACAGCTCTACCTGTAACAGGATTAATTATATCAAACATATAGACGTCAGTATTCAATGAGTTCTCGAGTGCTAATTCTCGCCTCAAACGATACCATGTCCGTCCATTATCTGTATAACGTTCACCAAACTCAGGTTTCACTTTCACCTCAACTTGCATATCAATTCTTCTACGAAAAGCTGCAGGATCACGCAAAATATTATTTAAATTAGGATTTCTATTATTATCAGTAGAAATTATAACCTCTGAATTAAACCGAGCAAACTTCTTTAAGTCTACTTCAGCTACATTCAGTGGACACTCAGCATTATTTGCTAAGTGTATAATTTCAGCGAAGAAGGGAACTCCCTCACCATGTTCTTCAAACAATTGAGAAGCATCATCACAAACACAAACGCGGTGCATTTCCGCATTATAGTTAGTCCAATACTTCTCACCAGTCTTCCTAAAATAAATATATGATGCATAATCTCTCATCTGTTCTTTAGTCAAATTCAATTCACGCAAAAAGTCAATAGACAAAATCCAAGCTAATCTTGTTTTCCCAACTCCAGGATCACCAGCTAACTGGTAAAACTTAGGTTGTTGTCTAAATCCTCGTCCTGAAATAGGAGAAACACTAGCTCTCTTGTGTAGTTCACGTATAACATGAAAGTACCCAACAAATGCTTGCTTTTGAGTGGCCAAACCACCCAAACGTAATGTTTCAATCATTTCCAACGATTGTCTAAACAAAGAGTCTACAAGATCCACTTGCACTCTACTTGTCAACAATTTGTTTTGGTTATCAATAGTCGATGCCTTTCGAATTTCTTCACATAATTTTGTCAATCTTCCCTCAATAGACGTCATTAATGTTGGACTTTCACCCAAAACTTTCTCTTCACAAAATACAACAGCATTATTCATAAATGATTTGGAATAACCATAAATATGTTCCATACCTTTTGTACCTTTTGCAAAAACATCACACCGTCTCATAAAAGAGTCAAAGTCTCCTTTGCCAGGGATCTGATTAAGTAAAAATAAACTTACCAAAGACAAGACCAAAGCTCCAATAGCTTGCACTGGTCCCATCTGTGACAAATCAAAATATTCCTTAATATCTGACAAGGCTTGTGTTCGAACTTCTTCTGGCACATCTTCCTTTCGATACCATGGCGCATTCACATCACCACGTTTCCACCAATTCACCAAACAATCAAACAAAACTAACAAAGTATAAATACCTGTAGTTTTATCTCCTAAGTTTGGCCAATTGGCAACAAGTGCAGCAATACGAACCATCCAATCATCAGATCTCAAGAAAATAATCAAAGTTGTCAAGTGTCCCATCAAAACTTTCTCATTAGAACGAGAAGGATTTAATAAGGATTTCAAATGTTTAAATAAATCAGTAAATAAATCAAATTTTATCTCAGCTGACATACCTTTGAACATCTTAAAATCAATATTCAAACCCTCGGGTTTTATGAAATCATCAAATTCATGATCAGAAAAATCACTATCAGCACGTTTACGTAAAAATGCACGCTTTTCAGCGTCCAATGCACGTATATGACGTTTATGCTTTAGTTGTTGTTTCTTTTCATGAAACTCTGGCAAATCAAAAAACTTTGTTCTCTCTACAGATCGTCGTGTTTTGGAATCGCGTTTTGTATCTCCATTCAAACTAGCTGGTCCTGGATTTGACTCTACACCAGCTCTCAACAATAACATCCTAATAATCTCACGTGGATCGCAATTCACATCATGTGTCTTCAAATACCACCAATACAAAATTCTTGGAAATTTACACAAAATCAACTTTCGTTGAGCAGTAATATCCTCCCAAGCAAGTTGTAAAGCATTGGCATAAGAAGTCAACATATCAGATGAATAGTCATCCACAAATCGCAAGATTATTCTGATATCTGAATATAATTCAAAATCAAAACACTTCTCAGATGGTATAAAACGATACATTTTCTCAAAAATGGCAGGATGCATAATTGGGTGTGTAAACCAATCGTTACCTGTCACAATTTCACGTTCGCTCCAAGTCATCTGGCAAGGTCCTGGATTTGGTTCTATTCCTTCCTCAGTCAGATCTTTAACATAATTTGGGTCTTGTTCAAGAGCATATTCTGAAAGCATTTCAAAGAAAAACTCCCAATCATCTCGAAAACAATCCATGAGATTCAATATTCTATCAAATCGCCAAGAAGAGATTCTCAATGGAACGGCTATATCCAAACAATCATCTTCTAAATCCATAAAATCACGAAACATTTGTATAAATCGGTTCATAGAACCATAATCATCAAATGAATCATAAACAATAAAATCATAAAGAAAATTATCACAGACATTTCCATTACAAGCATGAACATATTCCTTATAAATTCGAGGTTTACAAATATGATTTACCATATCTTCACAATCATCTATTTTATCAGAACTGATCAACTTGGTCAAAGCTAACTCCTTCAAAGTACGAGGTTGATAAATTTTACCAGTATCAGCAACAATCACTAAATCATCTCCATAAAGAATTTGAATTGGGTCAAATTGGGGTACTGGTAAATTCAAAAGACGTCTTAATCCTAAGGCTAAAATATTTATTGAATTATCCGGGGCTTGGTTTTGGTTTTGATTCATTCTAAGGGTTGGCAGTGGTCGGTTCCACCGCCGAGCAGTTTGTATCTACAATGAGAAGTGCACGCACTTATATACTTATGTAACATTGAATGCCATAAATCGTATCTCAAGGTGTTTAATTACGGAAACAAAAACGTATCGAGTGTTTAATCTGAAAACAGTCGATAAATAAAACAGGGTAAAAATACCAAAGGTTTTCGGTCAACAACATTAACAATCATAATACATGTCTAACATATTGTGGTGTTGATCCTAAAATCTTACGAAACATAAATAAATTTAATAACAATAAAATATATTACAGAGCCTACATAAATGCGGGTAGTAA